GGGTGATGATTTTGTTGAGGCGATGTATGGTCGTCTGGGCTATGTCCTGTATGAGAACGTAGTCAACAAATCCTTTATGACTGGTGTGGGTCAGTTGACTCAGATCATGGAAGGTGTTCGGACTGGTGAAGCTGGAACAATGCTCACTCGTTATGCTGCAACCTTCGCCAACAACCAAGTACCTCTGTCGAGCCTTCGTAACGACATCTCCCGTACCCTTAATCCTGGGATGCGTGAGGTTGAGAGGGAGTTTGTACAGTCCATCCAGAACCGTAACCTATTCATCCCTAACGATCTGGAGTACAAGACTGACCTATTCACTGGTGAGAGGATCAAAGACTATGACCCCATTACCAGGGCCATTAACTTGGTATCCCCCTTCCAGATGAACCCTGATGCTTCCCCTGTGAAGCAGATGGTCGCTCGTTCTAAGTTTGACCTTGCCTTGTCAATCAATACTTGGCCAGGTGGGGATGAACCTATTCCTGCTGACTTGAAGGCTAAGTTTCAACACTACGTTGGTCGTCAACAGGTTGGTAAGAAGTTGGAGAAGTTGTTCAGCAATCCACAGATCGTGGCCTCCATCGAGAAGATGGAATACGACAGACGCCACGGTGGGGCTGATATTGACCCCATGACCTATTTCCACAACCAACAGCAACAGCGTATCTGGCAAGATGCCAAGCGGTCTGCTATGGCTGAGATGCGTAGGGATTCTGATTCACAACCCTTCATTCAGAATGCCGAGGATAATAAGCTCAAGAATCGTATGCGTAAGCAAGGTAACTATAAAGTAGCAGATCAACTTGATGAAGTTCGTAAATTTGGTAAATGACCGTCGTTTCTAATGCCTACACAGGGAATGGATCTCAAGTTGATTTCGTCATCTCCTTTCCCTACCTTGACCAAACCCATGTCAAGGCAACCTTAAATGGTGTAGCCTCCACAGCTTTCACCTTCTTTAATGCTACAACGCTTCGCTTCAGTGTGGCCCCCGCTAACGGTGTAGCGATCCGTCTTTATAGGGAGACTCCTGGCGATACACTGCTGGGAGACTTCACGTTTGGTGGGGCCATTCGTGAGGAGGACTTGGAAGACTCGCTCAACCAAGTTCTCTTTGTGACTCAAGAGACTGTTGATCTTGTTAACAACTCCGACAGTACGTCCCTTGAGGCTGCGATTGTTGCAGCTAATGCAACCGCTAACACAGCCCTCACTACAGCCAACTCTGCTTCTGCAACTGCTAGCGGTATTGCTGGTTCGGTCGCAACTGCCAATACTACCGCTAGTAATGCTGTAACCACAGCTAATGCTGCTGTAACCACAGCAAACGCAGCAAGTGTCACGGCTAGTGCCGCTGCTCCTATCAACAACGCTACCTTCACTGGTACTCATACTGTCCCGCTGTTGAACGGCGGCCAACTGGCTGGCCTGCGGAACCGGATCATCAACGGCTCGATGCTGGTGGATCAGCGCAACGCTGGTGCCTCACAGACGCTGACTGCTGCTGCCGCTCTGGCCTACACGGCTGATCGCTGGTATGCCTACTGCACCGGGGCCAACGTCACCGGGCAGCGAATCACCGTTGCTGGTGCGGTCAACGACCCATTCAGGTATCAATTCACAGGTGCAGCGAGTGTCACGGGTATTGGGGTCGGTCAGCGCATCGAGGCAACCAACTGTCGTGATCTGGCTGGGACCACAGCCACCCTCAGTGCCTCGTTCAGCAACTCGCTGCTGACCACCGTCAACTGGCAGGCTTTCTTCGCCAATACCACCGACACCTTCGGAACCCTGGCGTCCCCCACCAGAACGTCAATTGCGTCGGGCAGCTTCACGATCAACTCGACTTACACCAGATACAGCACCCAAATCAGCATCCCATCGGCAGCCACCACTGGCATCGAGGTTGTGTTTACGGTCGGTGCTCAGACCAGTGGAACCTGGGTGATCGGCAGTGTTCAGTTGGAGTCTGGGACTGTTGCGACTCCGTTTGAGCAGCGGCCTGGTGGGCTGGAGGAGTTTCTGTGTAGGAGGTACTTCATCAAAGGAAACATCACGCAAGCCTATAACCCAGGTGGCATCACCAATGACTTCGTTTCTATTCCAATCCATTTCGGTCAGCCGATGAGGGCGATTCCCTCTGTGACGGGAGCACCCTCACAAATTTATATTGAGTCCATTGTCTATACCCCGTACATACTCCCAGCCACCTACAGCTTAGCTGCAACTTACACGGCTTCCGCTGAACTATGACCCTCTACCAACTCAACATCGACCCCAGCGTCACTCGCCTAACGGATGGCGTTCGTATTCCCTTCGACCCCCGAAACACCGACTACCAAGCCTACCGGGAGTGGCTGACAGCGGGTAACACCCCCCAACCAGCCCCCGCTCCACCAGTCGATACCGCACCCAAGTTCGACATTTTCCTGAACCAGATCCTGGCGTCGAACCTCTACCAAGCCGTCGTCGCACAGTCCATCACGAACCCCACGGTGAACACGGGTCTGACGGTGACCATGGGTGCCTTGCTGCTGGCTGCTGGAGGCAACCCCAACATCGACGGGCTTCAGGCTGGCATCAATCTGCTGTTCTCTGGACTGTCGTATGACCAGGCTCACATCGTTGAGTTGACTGGCATTCTTGATCAATCCAACCTCACTGACCTCGTTACCATCCCCCAACCATGATTGAACTCCTCGGCATTAAAATCTCTGCGGAAGCCCTCGTCTTCCTGAGCCTCTTCGTCGTCAGCGAAGTGCTCCCCTACACCCGCCTTCGCTCCAACAGCATTGCCCAGTTTGTGGTTCAAGCTGCCTCGACACTCAAGCCCTTCCGTTCTGAGGATGACAAGGTGGCTCGCATCAAGGCTCAGATCGAGGCCATCCAAAAGGAACTGCAAGGTTGACTCATGGCAGCCTCCAAGACTCTTGAGGTGCTTCAGTATTACGCTCAACGTGATAGCTCCACTAAGCATGGCAACAGGATGTGCTTTAGCTCAACCTGCGCTATGGCAGTCAAGTTCCTAAAGCCTGATGCTTTGAAGGGAGTCAATGCTGACGATGACTACCTCAAGGCTGTGCTGAAGGTTGGAGACACCGTTGACTCCAGCGCACAGATCAAAGCCCTTGCTTCCTACGGGATCAGGGGTTCTTTTACCCAAACTGCCACTGTTGAGGACATCAAACGTGAGATCAATGAAGGTTTCCCAGTTGGGGTTGGCTTCAACCACCACGGACCCCTCAACGCCACCACAGGAGGGCACTGGATCCTCATCATTGGCTACAACGACAGCCACATTGTCTGCCACGACCCCTACGGAGAGCTTGATGTCGTCAACGGAGGCTACCCCAACCCCGGCATTGGTGGAAAGTCAGTCAAGTACACCTGGGCCAACTGGCTGAAACGGTGGCAACCCGAGGGTCACGGTCACGGGTGGATGATGACGTTCCGCTCCATCGTCAAGCCAACTTCAAATCCACCTCAAATTAGACCTTCAACCTCCAGCACATGGCCCGGTGAAGACGCCAGCGTTGCTCGTCTAAAGCGAATTGCAGAGCTTCAGCTTCTGATTCGTAAGCACACTGAAGAGTTACTCAAACTGAATATCCCACCGCCCAATAATTCCATGAAGAGCGATGTTTAACCGACAGGACAGGGAGCGGGAGTACGCCCACAAGCTGGCTGATGACCTGAAGAAGCGGCTCCTTACCTCCACAATTCTCGGTATGCTGACTGTCCTCACTACGGGTATCAGTGCAGCGTTTGGCTACTACACCCGTGAGTTGCCAGCCTCAATCAAGAGCCTCACAACAAGCGTGGAGAACCTTCGGGTGCTGATTGAAGATGAGGCCAAGACTAACAATGAGCAGGCTGCTGAACAGGACAGCCTGGATAAGCGTGTCACCCGCTTGGAGGATGCACAACGATGACACAAGAAAGTAAGGGTTCACACGACACCCTTAATAAGATCCACCGACTCATTTCCTCCCAGCTTGCTAATAGGCTGGAGGATCAAGATGTGACTACTGCTGACATTAGAGCGGCTATTGAGTGGATGTCAAAGAATAACTGGACTGCCCCTGAGTCCAATCCTGGCCTTAACAAGCTGGCTGGGAAGCTTGATGCTATTGATCCTGACCGTATTCGTGAGATAGTTAATGGCATCCCAACGTATAACTAATCCACGAAAGTCTGCCTCTTATTACAGGCAGAACCCTGAGGCTTATGCCAAGAAACTTGCCTACGACACTAAGTATGGTAAGCGTCCCTCCAAAATCAAGCGTCGATCTGAACTGAATCAGGAGAGGCGCAAGAGGGGTGTCTATGGCAAGGGTGGTGACGATATGAGTCACACCACCAGCGGGAAGATGGTCCCTGAGGATCCTTCCACGAACCGTGCTCGCAATGGACATGGGGATAATCAACGACTGAAGATCAGTAAATCCAAGCGGTAAAGCCAGCAAATGCTGCCAACTCCCCAAGACTATCTCTTCAACCTTGAGGCCATGACATCCAAAGAGGCTAAGCGTCTATTCAGGCGTGACATTTTTGACCACTTCGACTGTCGATGTGTGTACTGCAACAGGCAGGGTACATACGAAAGCCTCACTCTTGACCATCTCAAACCTAAGTCCAAAGGTGGTCAATACATTGCCTCAAATCTCGTACCAGCCTGCCCTCAATGTAACCGCTCCAAGGGTTCAATGGGGTGGGTCAAGTGGGTACGAGAGTGTCTAAACCCCTGTCCAGAACGGGAGTCTCGGATTCTCAACTGGCAACTTATTTCTTATTAAGTAATGGCTCGACCTACATCTAAATCAAGCGCAGAAGTCCGTGCTCGCCTCGCTGCTGAGCGTAAGGCTAAGGATGACGCTGCACGGCAAGCTGCTAAGAACCGCAAGGCCCCTCCTGGCAAACTTGCCCCTCGTCCATCTAGTGCTATCACCACCAAGCCGCAGCCTAAACCCCAACCGAACAATGTTCGCGGCTCTGGTGTCCGTACTGGTCAGCCTGGAGCACCTGTTCGGGGGGCATTGCCTCCTGCCAAAGGAGGCCCCCTTGCCACCCGTCCCTCCACTGCAATCACCACCAAGCCAACTTCCAGGCCTACAGGTGACAGCGTTCGTGGTGGTGGTGTTCGCACTGGTCAGCCAGGACCCACACGACCTGCCCTTCCTGCTGCTGTGACTAAAGGAGTTACGGCTGCTGGCCGTCTGGGCCGCCTGCCTGGTCCTGTTGCTGCGGCACTGCAACTCCCCGATGCAATCAAGGATGCCTTTGTAACGCAACCCCGTCGTACCAAAGCAGCCTTTGACAAGATGGTGGCCACTGCACCCGGCAGCGGGTCGGCTGGACCCAAAGGTACTGGCACCAACAGCAACCCCCGCCCAGGTCGAGTGTCCAACCTCGGCCCCAACTACAGGGGAGAGGAGCTGCGCCTCGCTGCAGCCGCTAATGCCTCACAGGTGAAGCCCACCCCGTCTAAGCCCTCCGCTAAACCCCCTGGAAGGCCCTCCACCGCCCCCGCCCCTACATCGAGTCCTGAGGGACAGTCGAGGCGCCTTGCAGCGGCTTCTAGGCCCTCCTCCGTGGCTTCTGCCTCTGACCCTAAGACTCCCGGTACTGCAGCTAAGCCCTCAGGGGATTCCAGCAGCACCGACTCCTGGTCCGTGAACTTCCTGCGTCAGAAGCGTGGCCTTGCTTCCCTGGCTAAAGCAAAGCCTCCCTCTGAGTCCTCTGTTGGCCCAGTCAAAGATGGTGCAGCCTATGGCAAGTCCATCGAGACTAAAGGCATTGGCCCTGTCAAAGATGGTGCCAACTATGCCATGCAAATTGGAACCAAAGGTACTGGCCCTGTGAAGGACGGCTCCAGCTACGCCGACTCACTGAAGAAGCGTAAGAAGAAGTAGCAACTGTTGTCAATTATCACGGCCCCTGGCAATCGTCGGGGGCTGCTTTTTGTATATGGATGAACTAGAAAAGCTACTACACGAAGACTTCAAGGTATTCCTCACAGCAATCTGGAAAGAGCTAGGTCTACCTGAACCAACCCGTGCCCAATATGCCCTAGCCGATTACCTCCAGTATGGTCCTAAACGTCTGCAGGCGCAGATGTTCCGTGGTTGCGGGAAGTCCTGGTGTGCCGGAGCCTTTGTACTCTGGACTCTGTTCAACAACCCTGAGAAGAAGATCCTAATCATCTCCGCATCAAAGGAGAGAGCAGACAACCAGTCCATCTTTATCCAGCGTCTGTTGAATGAGGTGGAGTGGCTGCAGCATCTACTGCCGAATGATGACTCTGCTCGTTGGTCTAGGGTTAGTTTCGATGTCAAATGCTCACCTCACCAGGCCCCCTCGGTGAAGTCGGCTGGTGTGACAGGTCAGATCACCGGCTCCAGGGCCGACATCATCCTTCTTGACGACGTTGAGGTACCCAACAACTCCTTGACTGAACTGATGAGGGAGAAACTGTTGGGCCTGTGTACTGAGGCTGAATCCATCCTCACACCAAAGGAGGACTCACGCATCCTCTACCTTGGTACACCCCAGACCGTATTCAGTGTCTACCGGAAGCTTGCAGACAGGAACTATGCCCCTCTGATCTGGCCTGCCCGTTACCCAACGGATATGTCAAAATACCCTGAGGGACTAGCCCAGCAGATCCTTGATGACCTAGACCGCGACCCTCGTCTGGCCAACAGACCCACTGACCCCCTGAGATTTAGTGAAGATGACCTCCTCCAGCGGGAGGCGTCCATGGGTAGGTCGGTATTCCAGCTGCAGTTCCAACTCGACACCTCGTTGAGTGACGCTGAGAAGTTCCCCCTCAAGCTCGCAGACCTGATCATCACCGGTATTAACCCTGGTCAAGCACCGGATGGCTATGTATGGGCTGCTGACCCCCGCAACTGCATCAACGACCTCCCACTCGTTGGATTACCTGGTGATCGCTTCTATGGGCCTATGGCAATCCAAGGAGAATGGGGCAGCTACCAGCAGACCATCGTAAGTGTGGACCCTAGTGGTAGGGGTAAGGATGAGACTACAGCCTGGGCTATGTCCCAGAAGAATGGCTTCATTTATGGCCATGAGATGTTTGCATCGAGGGAGGGTTACACAGATGCCACCCTTCTGAGCATCCTCCGTATGGCCAAAAAGTACAGCGCAACCACGCTACTTATTGAAAGCAACTTTGGTGACGGCATGATCACCGAGTTGTTCAGGAAGCACATCCGTCAGATGAAGCTCTCGATTAACATTGAGGAAGTGAGGGCAACTACCAATAAGGAGAGTCGCATCATTGACACCCTTGAGCCTGTACTGAACCAACACCGACTGGTCATAGACCGTAAGGTGGTGGAATATGACTTCCACAGTAACCAGGATGCTGAGGATCGCTCCTTGTACATGCTTTTTTATCAAATGTCGAGGATGTGCAGGGAGAAGGGTGCTGTAAAATATGATGACCGCATTGACTGTCTAGCTCAGGGTGTGGCTTACTACACTGAAGCTATGGGTCTTAGTGCCCAGGAGGTCATCAATACCAGGAGGTTTGAGGACTGGAAGCTAACAATGGATATGTGGCTTGAGGATCCTGAACAGGCTGTGACCCATATGGGTCTGGGTAT